TTAATTGCTCAAGAATTAGAGGAGGTCATTCCTGAGTTGGTTAGCGAGCAGTCAGACACGGGTGACAAAAGAGTTAAAGGCAGTAAATTTTATCCGATATTGATAAACGCCATTCAAGAACAACAGGCAATGATTGAAACACTACAGGCGCAAGTCGCTGAATTACAGGGAGCAAACTAATGTCATACACATGGAAAGTATCAGCACTGGACTACGCAGTATTACAAGATGGTCTGTCTAACGTAGTCACCACCGTACACTGGACTTGTTCAAAAGAAGACGAGAACGGTAACTCAGGTTACGCATACGGCACACACGGCCTACCTGAGCCTGACCCAAACAACTTTGTAGAGTGGGATAACCTAGATGAGTTTACTGTGCTCTCTTGGATGACCGCTGACATGGTTGCTAGGGCTGACGAAGGTGAGAATCCTGCGACAGACATTGAAGCCGCTGTAGACGCACAGATTGCAGAGCAGGCTAACCCAACTAACGGCACTGGCGTACCTTGGTAAACAGGCGGTAACTAATGTTAGAAGAACACAGATTAGACAGGATAGAGCAAAAGCTCGACAAGCTGACTGAAGCGGTATCACAGATTGCTCGTGTCGAAGAGCAAATGCTATCTGTGTTCAAGCGCATAGACAGGCACGAGAAGCGTCTAGACGATCAGGAGGATGACATACGAGAGTTAGTGTCGGCAGTTACGTTAAACACTGGCTCTGTTAAGACTGCTGAACGATTCTTCTGGGTAGCTGTTAGTGCCTGTGCGTCCCTTGTTGTTTACATGATGAGGTAAACCTATGTGGCAAGCACTTTTATCGCCTCTTACTAATCTTATCGGACAGGTCATCAAAAACCGAGCCGAGGAAAAGAATGCGATACACAACGCTAAAATGGAAGTCATCAAGAACACTGCGTCTTGGGAACAACTCATGGCGAGTGCTAGTGCTACCTCTTGGAAAGACGAGTGGTTTACTCTGCTCCTGTCAGCACCCGTGGTGGCACTCATGTGGGGCATCAGCATGAACGACGTGGAGATACTGGATCGCATTGGCATTGCCTTTGGCGAACTGAATATGCTCCCAGACTGGTATCAGTACCTGTTGTTCATGGCTGTGTCTGCATCGTTTGGCATCCGTGGTGCTGATAAGCTGCTTGCGCTCAAAGGTAAGAAAGACTGATGGCTAGAGAAATAACAGACGAGTACGGTAACACTATTGTTATTCCTGACCCCATTGTAAATCTTCAAGGTGACGATGCCTTTAAGACAACAACTTTTGGTAGTCCTGGTTTTGGAGGAGAAAACACTGGCGACTACGACGAATACGGTTGGTTGCAAGACTTTATAAACATTTTTCGTCCTTATGTTGAAGACCAAGACACAGACGACATTGATCGCATATTTCGTCAAGAACAAGCACAAGCGTTTCAGGATATACTAGAGCGCATCTATGCTGGTGAGGCCACTTGGCGTGACTTAAACAAAGAAGACTACGACTTTCTTAATGACATTCCTGAGTTTTCTGATTACTTTGATGATGTTTACGATCAAGCACAGTACAACGGGATGCTTGACGATTGGCAAACCGTATCAAAGTCAGATGACTTACAAGAAGTACAAGATTTTATAAACGAGTATGGCAACGCAGGAATCGCTGATAACTCTTTAGTACAAGCAGACTTAGCATCTAAAGGCAGTGCAGTATCTGTACTTACGGGAACTGTTGACAACGCTGTTTGGGAACAAGCTATCCGTGATGCTGCTATAGGCGACGGTATCTTTGGCGCTGAGATTGACTTTGAAGACCTGCCGGGATACGGAGGTATCTGGGAAGGAATCGTAAGACACATTAAAGTTATTGGCAGAGGACTTCAGCTGCCTATTCCTGATTGGCTTCCGCTTCCTGGAATCTTTGAGTTGCCTACGATTGGAGAAATCTTTGACACAGTAACAGGCCCGTGGAAAGAAGCATCTAGGCAAATCCTTAATGACTGTATGGCTGGAGATGATGGCGTAGTTGGCCCTAATCCAGAAACAGGTGTTAACGATGATAAATTAGCGTCTACGTGTCTAGAAGACCAAAGCATTCTTGATGTTTTAGCACAAGGTGCTGAGAACGCTGTAGGCCAAGTTACAGATGCTACTATCGGTAAAGTAACAGAGATTACCGATAAAATCACAAGCTGTGCTGGGATAGAAAAAGACGAAGAAGGTAACGTAGTTGGGTACGATCCCGAGCTAACCAAGCAGTGTGCTCAAGGTGTCATTGACACAATTAAAGATATATTCGGTGAAGGCGCTGTAGATCCTACTGCATCAGGAGGAATCCCTGATTGGATAAAAGGTATCATTATTGGTGGTACATACGGCGGGGCTGTTATCAAAGAGATTGAAGATATCTTTGGTAGCGACGTTGACGGTGACGGTACTGTAGGACTTACTCCAGAACCAGAAGAATGTGGTGAAGGTGAAGCAGACTTTGGCAACGGGTGTGAAGCCGTATGTGAATACGACTCTAATATACCTGCGTCTAGTGACCAGTGTGTTGCTCCGTGGCAAGACGATGGACCTACTGCAGAACAGTGTAAAGAACAAAACAGATCACACGTTCCAGGAAACGCTGCTACAGAAACTGCTAGTACTTGTGGAGAATGCTTGAGTGGGTTTGAAGAAGTAGAAGGCCAGTGTCAAGAAAAAGAAGATCCTATTGAAAACCAAGGCCCAACAGCCCAAGAATGTGCAGATCAAAACAGAGATTTTAATGAAGCAACTGACGTAGCTGACAGCAGCTGTGGCCCGTGCTTAGAAGGTTTTGAAGAAGACAGCGCCGGAAACTGTGTAGCAACACCAACAGCAACTTGTGAAGACCCTAACTCTTCTACGTTTGGACAACAAGGCGAATGTGGTCCTTGTAAGTCTGGGTTTGAAAAAGGAGAAGACGGGGTTTGCGTAGAGGTTATTCCTGATCCTACTTGCGAAGACCCTAACGCTGTAAACTACAATGAAGTTGGTGAGTGCGGAGAATGTAAACAAGGATTTGAAAAAGGCCCTGATGGAGTATGTATAGAGTCAACTCCTGAAGCAACCTGTGAAGATCCTAATGCAGTAAACTACGGTGAAGTTGGTGAGTGCGGTGAATGTAAAGAAGGCTATGCTAAAAATAGTGCTGGCCTTTGTGAACAACAAAACACAGGTTATGACTGTAATCAACCAAGGCCTGACGGTGGTTTTGCTGCTCAGTCTTGGGACAGATATTGTGCTGACACTCATTGTTTAGACGGTTCAACTAAAGACAATCCAGAAGGCACTAACTGTCCAGAGTACGTTGCTCCTGTAACTTGTGAAGATACTAATGCTGTAAACTATGGTGAAGCAGGTGAATGTGGGCCGTGTAAAGAAGGATTTGAAAAAGGTGCTGACGGTCTTTGTGTAGCCAGTGTTACAGAGTGTGCTAACGGCGCAACACTAGAAAGTAACTGCGAAGAGTGTCCTGCAGGATCTCAGTTTAACTTTGAAGGTAACTGTCAACCAGTAACAGGAACAGTTGACTGCAGAGACTTTAACCAAGAGACTAACGAAGATGGTACTTGTGGTGCTTGCTTGCCGGGCTACGTAAAAGACACGAGTCAGCCTGATGAGCCTTGTGTTCCTGCAGGAGATCCCTGTCCAGCGGGTTACGAGATTGACCCAGCAACGCAGCTGTGTACTCCTGTAACTTGTCCTGAAGGTGAGTCATTCTGTCCTGAGACTGGTCAATGTGAAACACCTGAAAACTGCCCAAGCACTACTACAGAAGAAGAAGGCGGCGGTAGTTTGTTTGGGGGAGGCTTTGGTGGCGGTGGCGCAAACTTGTTTGAACCCTACAGCTTTGCAGTAAGCGCAGATCCTACGTTACTTGGTAGCAAGCAGTTTCCTATTACTGACTTCTTAGCTGGAGTCTTTACTAATTCTACGGGCGGTAAAGCATGACATATTTAAACTTGGTAAACAACGTACTGAGACGCCTCAGAGAAGACGAGGTATCCAGCGTAACTGATAACACCTACAGTAAGATGGTAGGCGACTTTGTTAACGACGCAAAGAAGATAGTAGAGTCTGCTTGGGACTGGTCAGCCGTGCGTAATACGCTGACTATTACTACTACTGCTGACATATTTAACTACGTACTCACAGGGTCACAGAACAAGATCAAAGCACTCGACGTAATCAATGATACGTCTAATATCTTTATGCAGTACAACACGCAGCACTGGTTCAACGACAAGTACCTGAACCAAGACCCAGTATCAGGCGCACCTGAGTACTACACGTACAACGGCGTAGACTCTGATGGTGACACACAGATTGACATTTATCCAAAGCCTGACGGTGTGTACAACCTGCGGTTTAACTGTGTTCTGCGTAACGACGACCTGAGTGCTGACACGGACACGCTGTTGATTCCTAGTCAGCCTGTAATTCACATGGCAGTGGCTCTTCTGGCGCGTGAGCGTGGCGAGACAGGCGGTACATCAGCACCTGAGTACTTTGGTATTGCTGATAAGTTCTTGTCTGACGCGATTGCTCTGGACGCACAGAAGCACCCTGAAGAAGTCATTTGGTACACTCCTTAAGGAGACTAGTGCATGGCACAGCCACTACAAAGTATTAACCTAGTCGCTCCTGCGTTCAAGGGTGTCAACACAGAAGACTCCCCGATTGCACAGGATCCGTCTTACGCTGATGTTGCAGATAACGCTGTGATTGACAAGCGTGGGCGTATTGCTGCCCGTAAGGGTGTTGATGTAGTCACAACTAACAAGACTGCATTGGGTACTGACTACGTACACAAGATTCACCACTTTTACGATGACGCAGGTAACGAGGTAATCTTTACCGCAGGCAACAACAAGATTATGACAGGGACTACTACGTTGACTGACGTAACTCCCGGCTCATACACGATTACAGCTAACAACTGGAAGATTGTAAACTTTAACGACAAGGCTTACTTCTTTCAGCGTGGCTACGATCCTCTGGTCTACGACAACGCCACAGGACTGCGTACGTTTACTGTAGCTAACGGTACGGCTACGGCAGCAACCCTAAAGTGTCACGAGGCTATTGGTGCCTACGGACGCCTGTGGGTTGTGGACAACGCAACAGACACTCAGACAATCTACTGGTCTGATCTGTTGATAGGCACAGACTTCACTGGCGGCTCCAGTGGTTCTATAGATGTATCTAAGGCGTGGCCTGATGGATACGATGAAGTTAGGGCGTTAGCAGCACACAACAACGCTCTGATTATATTTGGTAAGCACAGCATCCTTGTGTACGGCAACGCTTCTAGTCCAGCTAGTATGTCTCTAGTTGATACCGTTGCTGGCGTTGGGTGCATCTGTAGAAACTCTGTACAGCACACAGGTACAGATGTGTTGTTTATGTCTAACTCAGGGCTACGCAGTTTTGGCAGAACGATTCAAGAGAAGTCACTGCCTCTGTCTGACCTAAGCCTGAACGTGAAGACTGAGATTATTAGTCTGGTAGAAAACAGAACACTACCTACGGCTTCTGTGTACAGCCCTGAAAACTCTTTTTATTTAATTGCGTTCCCAGATCAATCAACAGTGTACTGCTTTGATCTCAAGGGTAAGCTAGAGAATGGAGCGTACAGGGTAACACGATGGACCTCTGTACCTCACAAGTCCTTTGAAAGAGACACAGACGGTACACTGTACATTGGTACATCTGATGGCGTGGGTACGTACTCAGGCTACTCAGACAACACAACAGCGTATCGCTTTAGGTACTTTAGCCCCGGTTTAACCTTTGGTGATCCATCAAAGATTAAGCTGCTTAAAAAGCTGCGGCCTACTTTGGTTGGAGCTAGTGGTACTACAGTGTTTATTAAGTGGGCTTACGATTTAGACACTGACTTTAAGACTTACGAATTTACCGTAGGAAACCAAACACCTGCTTTCTTTGGTGTTGATGAGTTTGGCATCGGTGAGTTTACAGGTGGAGAACTAACAACTAGGAACCCTGTGCAAGCCACAGGCAACGGCAGTATTATTACAATAGGTTTAGAGGCTGACATTAACGGGTCTGCCCTGTCTCTCCAAGAAATTAACGTATTAGCACTAATGGGTAAAACGGTATGAGTAATTATACAAAGACTACAAACTTTACCGCTAAAGACAGTTTGCCTTCTGGAGACAGCGGTAAGATTATTCGGGGTAGTGAGTTTGACACTGAGTTTGATGCAATCGCAACAGCCAGTGCAACCAAAGCTGACTTAGCTTCTCCTACATTCACGGGCACTGTGACGATCCCTAACTTGACATTTACGGGAACTCTGTCTACAGGCACGATTGACGGAGGGACTTACTAATGAGTTGGTTAAGTGATCTTATTGGAGGGGCTGTTAGCGGGTTGATCCCCAGTGAAGTATCTGGTATATTTGAGCAGCCGCTTCCCCAGATAACTGCACCGGATATTACGTTCCAACCCTTTACGGTTACG